GGTAGAAAACATAGTTGGCCTTGGCTATGAGTTTAAGGTTTCTCCAAGAACAATGATGAGACTTGAAGCATCAGAAGACAATAGCGCAACACAAAAAGCAAGAAAAAGAATTGAACGAGCAAAGATCGAAATGCGTGATTGGCTAGAATCATTAAATGATGATGATTCATTTACAGCAACTATGGAAAAGGTCTACACAGATTTACAGTCAACAGGAAACGGATACCTTGAAATTGGTAGAACAACTCGTGGAGAGATTGGCTATGTTGGGCACATTCCAGCAACAACAATGCGAGTTCGAAGACTGAAGGATGGATATGTTCAGATCATTGGAAACAAGATTGTTTACTTCCGTAACTTTGGTGCAAAGAATCAAAATCCGCTAACAACAGATGCAAGACCAAACGAGATCATTCACTTTAAGCAATACTCACCTCTAAACACATTCTACGGAGTGCCAGACATTATGTCGGCTATTAACTCACTACATGGAGACTCACTTGCTTCACAATACAATATTGACTACTTTGCAAACAAGGCAGTTCCAAGATATGTTGTAACACTAAAGGGTGCAAAACTTTCTGGAGATGCAGAAGATAAGATGTTTAGATTCTTGCAAACAAATCTCAGAGGGCAATCGCACAGAACGCTATATATTCCACTTCCAGGTGATAGCGAAAATAATAAAGTTGAATTCAAAATGGATCCCATCGAAGACGGTATACAGGACGGCTCATTTAAAGAGTATCGTAAGCAAAACCGTGATGACATCCTAGTAGCACATCAGGTGCCACTGTCTAAACTTGGGGGTGGCGATTCTGGTTCTATTGCAGCAGCACTTGCACAGGATCGCACCTTTAAGGAGCAGGTTGCAAGACCAGCACAAAGACAACTTGGAAAAATGATTAACAAAATCATACGAGAAAAAACAGATATCCTTGAGTTTGTATTTAATGAACTAACACTTACTGATGAGATTGCACAGTCTCAGATTCTTGAAAGGTATGTTAAGAATCAGATCATGACTCCTAACGAGGCAAGAGTTGTTTTGGACATGCCACAGAGAGAGGGCGGAGATGATGTCCTAGACTTAAGTCCAGCAGCATCAGCGGAAGCGAGAACGACAAGATCTAGGGATGCAGAAAGAACAAATAACAATTCTGACAGCACATCAACAGTTGCTGGCAGAGCACCAAAGGGAGAGGGACGACAGACACCTTAATGTCTAATATGTCCAATATGTGATATATGTATAAAAAGGGGTTTATAATATAATGGTGAGCAATATATCTAAGGCCCATTGGAATTCAGATGGGGAAAATCTTCGTCTATCGATGCCTTTTAGTAAGGTCGATAAGGAAAGACGTATTGTATCAGGATTCGCATCACTAGATAATCTAGACAAGCAAATGGACATTGTTACTGCAGAAGCATCAATGGCAGCGTTTGCAAAGTTCCGTGGAAATATTCGTGAAATGCATCAGCCACTAGCAGTAGGTAAGATGGTAGATTTCAAAGAAGATAAGTATTTTGATCCAGAATCAAAAAAGTTTTATAAGGGTGTTTTTGTTTCTGCGTATGTTTCAAAGGGCGCACAGGATACTTGGGAAAAAGTTCTTGACGGAACGCTAACAGGTTTTTCAATTGGCGGACGAATGAATAAGTGGGATGATGGCTATGATGAAAAGTCAGACTCTCAAATTAGAATTATTAAGGATTACGATTTGGTTGAATTGAGTCTTGTAGATTCTCCAGCAAATCAGTTTGCAAATATTGTTTCTGTTGAAAAGGTTGACGGCATAGATGTTGTCAAAGCCGATACAACAGTATTGGAAAACGTTTTCTATGACAAGGAAAACGGAATTGTAATATCATCTGAAAATGAATCAGAACTTAGCCCAGTTACTGGACAGCAGATGGAAAATATAGGGTTCGTTGAAAAAACGGATAATGAAAAAGTAGAAATGATAAAATTCTTAGTTGATAGTGCTAAAGGCATTAATACTTCTAAGATTAACAAGGAGGTAAGTCCTATGACAAAATCAAAAACACAAGTTGAAAAGACAGATGTAGTTGAAGATGTTGTGGTCGCTCCAGAGGCAGATGCCGTGGTTGAAGAAGTTACCGAAGAAGTTGCAAAGGCAGAAGAGACAGAGACAGCAGATGTTGTTAAGTCAGAAGAAGCAGTTGTAGAAAATACTGAAGATGCACCAGTTGCAGAAGAAGTTGAAAAGGTAGCAGACGCAGACGCAGATGTATCTAAGTCAGATGATGTAGTTGTAGAAGCAATTACTGAAATCAAGAATAATCTAACATCAGCCTTTAGCGATCTATTGTCAACAGTAAAGTCTTTGCAAGCAGAAGTAGAACTTCTTAAGTCTTCAAAGGTAGATGTTGATACAGTAAAGGATTCATTTGCAGCAGTTGCAAAAGATATTGCAGCAGTATCAAATGAGTTTAATGAATTTGGAAAACGAGTAGACGCTGTGGAAGCAGACACCGCATTCCGAAAGTCTGGAGATATCGGCGATATCTTTCAGTCTCAGCCTGAAATGGTTGAAAAATCCCTATGGGGCGGTAGTTTCCTCAAAACAGCCGATCTATTCAAATGAACAAATCACTAGGAGGTGACAATATGTCAGAAGAAATAATCAAAAACCAGCCAGGCGCTAGTGGAGATCTAGGTGGAACTGCACCAGGACTTTACCAGGGTCAAGGTGCTTTCGCATCAGGTGGAATTGGTGGAGTAACAGATCCAGGTGCAAATACACTTGGAAACATTCCAACAGCAACTCTTGGATCTACAAGCGGAGCAAACGCTGTTAACCCTAGTGGTTCAGCGGCTTCTGGAATTTTGCGCCCTGAGCAGGCACGTCGTTTTATCGACTATGTTTGGGATGCAACAGTATTAGCAAAGGATGGCCGTCGTGTAACAATGAAGGCTAATTCTATGGAACTTGAGAAGGTAAACGTCGGTGAGCGTGTAATTCGTGCAGCAGCGCAAGCAGTTGGTACATACACAAACACAGGTGCAACATTCTCTAAGGTCGAACTTACAACCAAGAAGATTCGTCTTGATTGGGAAGTAACAGCAGAATCATTGGAAGATGGTGTAGAAGGTGACGCTCTAGAAGATCACTTGGTACGCTTGATGACAAATGCATTCGCAAACGATATCGAAGATCTCGCAATCAACGGTGATGGTTCTACAGGAGCATTCTTGTCAATCATGCCAGGCTTCGTTAAGAAGGCCAAGGATGGAGATGCACATGAGTCAGTAGTCGAAGTATCAAATAATGCTTGGACACCTGATGTAATGCAGGGTATCATCAACGCAATGCCACGTAAGTACCGTGCACTTAAGAACAATCTTAAGTTCTACGCAGGTACAGACGCATTCGGTGGAATCGTTAAGAACAACGGTACGCTTGCTGATGCGGTTGCAGAAGCATTCTCAGGCCAGATGCCAGGATCAACCCAGGCAAACCGCCAGTCATACCTTGATGGTATCGGACAGACATTCGGTGGAGCACGTACAACTCGTGTTCTCGGAATCGAAGTTCAGGAAGTTCCTTACTACCCAGCAGGCTATATCGACTTGACATTCCCTGCAAACCGTGTATGGGGATTCCAGCGCGATATCACTGTAAACCGTGAATACGTAGCAAAGAAGGACACAATTGAGTACACAGTATTCGTCCGCTTTGGTATTCAGTGGGAAGAAGAGGATGCAATTGCATTCGCTGACGCTGCTTCAGAAGACTAATCTGTAGACAGTACCTTTAATGGGGGGCGGGAGTTCACTCTCCTGTCCCCCTTAATACTTTAATGATATAATACAAACAAGGAGGATACAATGGAAAACAATAATGAAACATTTCCAGTAGACAATGTAGAAGAGCAAGAGCATGTCGAAGCACCAGTTGTAGAAACACCAGCAGAGCCAGTGGCAGAGCCAGTTGTTGAAGCACCAGTTGTCGAGGCACCAGTTGCTGAAGCAGTTGTTGAAGCACCTGCAGCAGAAGAGCCAGTTCAATCACTAGGCTTTACAAAGACAGGCGCTATCGGATCAATGGCAGCAGACGGTCCAAAGAAGAACATTAAGCCAGCAGCAGATCTTGCAGATAAGGTGGCTCTTTACTCAACAAAGAATGTACGTTGGGAAGAAGTTGGAAGCCTATACAAGGGATACAACGTCGTAAGCAAGGATCAGGCAGAAAAGTGGCTAACACGTTCACATGTTCGCATTGCTACACCTGAAGAAGTTAAGAAGGCACTAGGTTAATTATGGAGATATTGAGAGTTTCGCCATATGCAGAAATACCTGTTAATTTTACTATTCCTGCGGGGATAGTTGAATCAGATATAACTGTTACTATAACAGATATGGCGGACCTTTCAATATCAACATCTACATTTCTCGAATCTTCTTCTGGAGAAATTTTAGAGATTTCCTTACCAGGAAAGTATGACTCATCATATAGAGTAGAAATAGTATCAGAACTAGGAACATCAGATGAGCAGGTTTTGCAGGATGAAACTTATGAGATATTTAGACCTTATGTTGATCCTGCAACAAAAGCATCAACAGCAAGCGACAT